GGCAAGCCGCAACCCAATCACAACACCGTCTGGTGGAAGCTCGACGACCACCCCACCACCGACCTATACGCCCTCATCAACAAGGTAGGAACGTAGCGTGCTGCGTCCGCAAACTTTTAATTTTTAATTTTTAACTTTTAATTCAAAAGTCATGGAAAAAGAAATCAACTTCACCGGCCTCAACCTCACACCCTACAGCGACATCAGCCCCGACGGCCAACTATCCGTCGCCGAAGGTATCGAGCGACACGCCGGCTCTATTCGCCCCGTAACAATTCAGGGTAAAACCATCTTCGAAGATGTACTCACGTCCTACGACACACTGCTATACCTGCATAGCACCGCGGCATACAACCGCTTCATCATCTTGCGCGAAATGCCGCACGAAGGGCCTACAGTACACTTCATCGAAGAGAGCGAACGCACGCTCCATCAGTTCTACTACCTACGCGAAGGTGAAACCATACACAAGATTACTTCCGTAGGAAACACGCTCATCTTGTTGCTTAACACCGGGATTCGCTACTTCCTCTACAACGAAGGACGATACAAAGACCTGGGCACACACATCCCATTCCCGAAAATCCAATTCGGATTGCAAGCATCAACATCTCGTGACTTATACACTGGTGTATATACTTCATTCGAGCGCGAATCTCTCGGCGGCTACAAATGGGACGAAATCACAATAGATGTTCTTTCAAAAATAGAAACTTCTATTAGCGATACGTATAAAAAAGGAATGTTTGTATTTCCATTCTTGGTAAGATATGCTGTTAGACTATACGACGGGCGTTCATTTACCAACCACTCTGCACCGGTATTAATGATGCCTTCCAGCGGGCAGCCATTTGTAGGAATCAGGCATAGCCAAACCTATAACGATAGAGGTGAAGAAGTTTCATTTAAGCTATATTTAGCGCCTATAGTATCAAAACTAATATATCAGTTTATTGATACTGATAGTATTAATAACGATTGGAATGATATTATCGAAAGTATTGATATATTTATTTCTCATCCGTTTGATGGTATCGATAGAAATGAAAATGTTTCTATTAAAACACCATATAATATGGCAGACGATATTATAGTTGCAAAAGCTAACAGCACAATGACTGTGGTAAAAACGTACTATCAGAAATGGAACTACTTGGATCTGCATGCAATTCTCAGATTACACGAATATGACACGAAAGATACTAAATATATAAACATTCCCCGAACAGATCCATCGACTTATATCAATAACATTAGACAATGCGGAAACTTCTACCTCATCAAAAGCATTAAGCCTGGGGAATTAGAAGAACCCGATGCTTTGGAAGAAAAGGTAGTATCTTTCGAAGAGAATTATTTATCCAACATCATATATAAGGATGCACTAACAGACGATTATCTGACGCACGACACCAAGATAGCCGATATCTGTTACACCTACAACAGTCGCCTGAACTTAGCCAACATTCAGCGTAAACTATTCGAAGGTTTTGATCCGGCAATACTTTGCTGCAAAGCAGATGGCTATATACAATGCGAGAGCGAATATAATGAAGATGGCAGTTTTTCACAAACAAACTACACCGATACAAACGATAGCACACCGGTAAAGGCAATAACCTTCATCAACGAGAACAGCAAGACCATTGTTACGAAAGCAGAGAGTAGCCGCAACGTGGCGCGTACCGGCTTCGGTTACTACCTGTTCTACCCAAACAACTTTGCTTATCGCATGAATATAGAGTTTGGCGAGGCAAATCAGGGAGGAGGTGTAGCAGGCCGTAGAAATAGTTTGCAGCAACACATGTTTATCAACGGCGGTGTATTCTTCGAAGGCTTCTCTATGCCCGAAGAAGTGGGCTACATCATTGCAAGCCAGCCTACCGACAACCAAATAGTAGCCGAACCCAACAAAATCTACACCAGCGAAGTAAACAACCCGTTCTACTTCCCACTAAACGGCATCAACACCATCGGAACCGGTACCATTCTCGGATTGGCTTCCATTACTACACCGCTTTCGCAAGGTCAGTTCGGACAGTTCACCCTCATGGCCTTCTGCACAGATGGCAACTACGCACTGCAAGTAAACGACGAAGGACTATACGCCGGCACACCGCCACCCATGCAGCGCGACGTATGCACCAACCCCGACAGCATCACACAGATAGCGGGCGAAGTAATCTTCGTTTCCGCTCGCGGAGCCATGTCGGCCGACGGATCCATCATCAAGTGCATCAGCGAAGCGCTGAACGGCGTGCCCGAAGATACCGGCAAGATGCTGCCTACCGACCTGTTCCAACAATGCCGCGTAGCTTACGACTATGCCGGACGTCGTATCATATTCTTCTCTACAACCAACGACGAAAGCTATGTGCTTTCGCTCGAAGATGGCACCTGGAGCAACGGCAACTTCGGACAAATCAAGACGGTGCTTAACGTCTATCCCTACAGCTACATTCAGTTGGCCGTTCGCGGCACCATCATCCAGCTGAACGCGCCTTATCAGTATAACGGCGACACCGGCTTGCACACGGGCAGAGTAGTTACTCGTCCGCTAAAGTTGGATAGCCTGCAACTGAAACGGCTGCATCAGTTCAAGCTGGAAGGTATCTTTAAGGAGCCTCAGCAAATCAAGATATTCGGCAGTCAGAACGGCACCGACTGGCAACTGATAGGCGGCACTACCCGCCGGCGCGTCGGCAACATGTGCGGCCGATACTACAAGTACTACCGCTTCGAAATCATTACCAGCCTCGGCGAAACGGAAAACATTTCCGGCATCCGCCTGGAATATGATGTACGGCCAGAATCCCGAATGAGATAGCAAACAAAGGAGCGATACAAACCGTACCGCTCCTTTTTATTTATTTCGTCGCCAACTAACTCACTACCACACTACCACACTAACTCACTAATCTCACGCCCAATCTTCGGCACGTCGCCCCCACCTTACACGCGAACGCAACGCGCTGCGCAATCCATCTTCCGCCATCAGTGCCAACTCGCGATACTCGGCCGACTTCTCCGGCAATAGGTGACGAAGATATGCCGACACCACATAATAGACGATAATGCTATGACTGGCGGCCTTGATGCTCTCCGTAGCGCCAAGGTTAAAGCCGAACGGCATGGATAATGAAAGCTCATAGCTGCCAAACTCACCATATATATAGGTAATGGTAACGTTCAATCCCTCGCCCGAAAGCGATTCAAGATACAGCGTTTCGCCTACGGTGGTGGGTGTGTGCTTAATCACGCCGCGCCCCTCGACAACTTCCTTCTGTATGCGCTTCACTTCGGGAAGGTGGTTATACTGGATGCTTACCGACACCATGCCTTCGCATGCCACTTCAATAAGCACCGGCACACTCTTCATCAGTTTGGTGGTACATTCAGCTGCTTCAACATTCGAGACTTCTACCGTCTCTTTATACTTCCTGCGCTCGTCGATGCCTTCCAGCCGGTTGTCATCGGTATCTCTTCCCAATATCAGGTAGGCGCGACACACGCTCTTCACCCTGGCCCATCCTTCACTGAGCGACCGCGCCAGGATAGGCATTGTCTCTTCCGTCACTTGTAGCGCACGGCCGGCCTGGTTGCACTGCACGGCTACTTCATCCATCAGCTGCTTCTTGCTCAGCTTCACAAGTATTCCTCTATCTCTTCCCATACGGCTAATTCATTAAGATGTTACCTTCTTCGTCGGTCACGGGCAGGCCGTTCTCGTCGTAAATTATATCTCTGTCTGTACGCAACACACCGGCACGGGTAAAGCAACCGTCTTGCAGTCGTTGGTGATACTCCATTTCGGGCAGCACACCGCGTTGTGCCAGGGCATTAAGGGCATTGTTAAGGAATACCATGCTCTCGTCGCGATAGTTACCGGCTATATCCATGCTTTCGGGCAAATGGTTCAGGTATAGCCAATCAACCAGCACACGATACGCCAGGAACAGCCTAAGGTTTGTCGCTACCAATCCGTTCAGACGTTCGCTGTAGGTTTGCTCGCTCTTGAAACGGAATACCACCTGTTCGTTCTCGTCGCGCAGCTGCAAGTCGTTGGTTGCCTTCAGATGTTCTTGCAAGTATGCTTCTGCTATTGTAATAGCCGGCGGTAGATGGAGATTCAAAATCTCCTCATTGTCGGCGCTGGCAGCAATCTTGTCGTAATTGCCCATGATGCGCCCTGCACGTGAGGTCAGTGCCACCACGTGAGCGTAGATGTCGCTCTTTTTAATTGTAATATTCATAGCTTGTTTGTTTTATCGCCACAAAGATAGCCACTACCATACCACTGTCTGTATATTTTGCGCTATCGCTGCGTTTCGCATTATATACTATGTGTGCAGCTACACAGAACTACTTTTACGCCAGGAATATATATAACGATTATGAGAAACGAAAACATCAGCGATTCATTACTCTATGCGCGTCACGCCTTCGACGGTAATCGCCGTAACATGCAATGGCTCCAAGTGGCCTACAACGCCTTCTGCCGCCTGGCTACTTACCGCGACATCCGCAACGAATGCAAGAACTACGCATACGGACGGCAGTATAAAAACACCATGGTGTACAATGGCCGCCGAATGACAAAGGAACAATACTTGGAAAGCAAGGGTATTCCAGCCCTGCAAACAAACATTCTTGGCAAGATTAAACGGGTGGTGCAAGGTCAGTTCCGCCTTAACGACACAGCACCCATCTGTACCGCTCCCGATCCAAACGAAAGCGAAATGGCCGAAGTTGTAAGCGAGCTTCTAAAAAAGAACATGAAGCTGAACAACCGGTCCGAACTGGATGCACGTGCCTTCGAAGAGTTTCTTATCGGAGCCCTCGCGGTCTATAAGGTGTCCTACGGTTATCGTGCGGACAGGGGCAAGACCGATGTTTGGTGCGACTTTGTAAACCCGAACATGGTGTTCTTCCCCGATTCGCTCGACTTCGAGCTGCGCGATATCCGATTCTGTGGCTTGCTGCACGACCTCGACTTCTCCGACGTATTAGCCAAGTTCAGCCATTCCGATGAAGATGATGCACGCCTTAACGACATCTACCAACACTGCATCGACAAAGAATATATCTCTTCACAGTATAGCACCGACAAGCGCAATCAGGACATAGCCGATACCGACTTCTTCTATCCGCGCGAGTATGGCAAGTGCCGCGTCATTGAGTTGTGGACACGTGAACGCCGCAAGGCATGGTTCTGCACGGACCCGCAAGATCCTTCGCCCGACGGCTACTTCGTTCCTTACGACCAGAAGGCAGCTATCGAGCGCATCAACCAGGAGCGCCGCGAACTGAACATCAAGCGTTGGCCGGACGGCACACCCATGCTGGACGATGCCGGCAACATGCAGTACTTCATCGACCCCGAACAATACGAAAAGGAAAACATCATCACCTGCGAACGCAAGATAGAGACCTACTGGTACTACCGCTACATGTCGCCGGACGGCTATATCCTCGAAGAGGGACAATCTCCCTACTGGAACGGAAGCGAAAGTTTCCATCCATTCGTATTCAAGCCTTACCCCTACATCGATGGCGAGTTTCATAGCTTCATCAGCGAAATTAAACCGTCACAAGACTACTTCAACTACTACATGGTGGCGCTCGACTTTTACATCAAGAACGCCGCAAAGGGTGTGTTGGTTATCGACGAACAATCTATATCCGATGATATGCCCATCGAAGAAATGGCGGACCAATGGGTACGCTCTAACGGCGTCATACTGTACACATCGAAGCTTGGCGGACGCGCACCCGACACACGTCAGGCGGGCAGCATCCCCGGTGGTTTCGACTATATTATCCAGCTATCGCGCTCGCTTATGGAAGATGTCAGCGGTGTACAGGCTGCTCTGCAAGGCAAGAAGGCGGGCGAAAGTGGTGTGCTCTACCAATCACAAGTAGCACAGGCATCTGCTTCCATTCTCGACCTTATCCGCTCTTACAACAGCTTCCTTAATCAGGTAGCCTATAAAGTAGTTAAGGTAATGAAGTGTTTCTACACGGGCAAGAAGCAAATGAGCATCGCCGGCAAGGTTGTTCCTGTGGACTTATCCACCATGCACGACATCGAGCTGGATGTAACCATCAGCGAAGATGTGGATAGCCCGGTATATCGCGCACTTGCCAACCAATTCTTGATGCAAGGTGTACAGACCGGCCAGATACCTTTCCGTGTAGCGCTCGAAGCTGGCAGCTTCCCTAACTCGGCCAAGATTATTAACGCACTCGACAAATACAATGCCGAACTGCAACAGATCCAGGCACAACAACAGGCAGCCGCCATGCCCACCAGCCAACCCGCTAACTCACTATAACACTAACTCACTAACATACTAACTTATGAAAAAAATATTCACCAACTCCTGGCTTGCAAAAGCAGTCTTATGGGCCGGTTATCACACCATCACGATAGGCCCGTTCGTATTCAGCGAACGCCGCGACCTGGAACAATACATCATCAACCACGAATGTACACACGCACGCCAATGGATAGAAGCAACTGTTCTTTCCGGCATCGTCATTTGGTTACTGATGCTTCTTTTTAACCTCTCCGCCTGGTGGATGCTCCTTTCGGCAGTGGCTTTCTATCTCTGGTACGGTGTCGAATGGCTGGTTAAGTACATCATACTGCGCGACGAGAACAAGGCATATAAGGCTGTATCGTTCGAGCGTGAGGCTACACTGGCCGAAGATGATTGCAACTACTTGGAAAACTCACACTATTTCGCATGGATTCGCTTCGTCAGCAAAAAATAAGGGATATGGAAAGGGTATTCAGTGTAGATCAGTTCCGCACAGTGGCGGTTTCAATCTTTTCAAGTGTGTTTGCTTACTTCACGCCGACAAAGGGCTTCATTATTGCCCTGGCAGTCATGTTCTCGTTCAATATATGGTGCGGTATGCGTGCCGACGGTGTCAGCATCATTACTTGTCGCAACTTCTCCTGGCAGAAGTTCAAACATGCACTCATGGAGCTGTTACTATACCTTATTATAATAGAAGTATTATACACCTTCATGTGTTCCGTTGGCGACGGGGCCAACGCACTGCTGGTAATTAAAACCATTACCTATGTGTTTAGCTACGTCTATCTGCAAAATGCGTTCAAGAACCTGATACACGCCTACCCCAAGAACCGCGCCTTCCGGATCATCTACCACATCATCCGCTTCGAGTTCAAACGGGCCATGCCGGCACACGTCCAGGAAGTTATCGACCGCATCGATAAGGATACCGAAACACCAACCAACTAACTCGCTATAACACTAACTCACTAACTCACTATCATCATGGGAAAGTACTTCACCATCGCCGAGCTCTGCAAGTCCGATACAGCCGACCGCCTCGGCATCAATAACCGGTGCCACAAATGGCACGTCACCAATATGAACGCGCTCATCGACCGCGTGCTCGATCCGCTGCGTGAGGCATACGGCAAACCAATCACCGTAAACAGTGGCTTCCGCTGCGAAGCGCTTAACAAAGCTGTTGGCGGCTCGCCTACAAGCGACCACATGAACGGATCCGCCGCCGACATCGAAGGCACACCACCTACACCTGAAGAAAACCGACGTCTGTTCGAGCTGGCACAGCAGTTAAAGCTGCCATTCGACCAGCTCATCAACGAAAACAACTTCTCCTGGGTACACATCAGCCATCGTATCGAAGTCAAGAACCGCCATCAAATACTCTCATTATGACACCGAACACCGAAAAAGGATTCCTTATCGTTACCACCATCATGAGCTGGCTAATCATCTTCGCCAT